AAGGTTATGTCCATAGATGGCTGAGAGCTACTTCAATGGGTTTTGAAGACACTGGAAACATGTCTAAGAAACTTAGAGAGGGCTGGGAATTAGTTAGAGCTGAAGAGTTGTTAAAACAAATTGGTCCTAATGATTATCCTGTCATGAGAAGTGGTACACACGAAGGCGTAGTTGGGGTTGGTGGCCTATTGTTGGCTAGGATACCAGAAGAGATTGTGGAATCGCGTAAAGAATACTTTAGATCCAAGACCAAAGGTCAGATGGACGCGGTAGACCATGATTTACTGAAGGAGCAACGACCAGAGATGCCTATCAATATTGATAGACAATCTCGAGTAACCTTCGGAAGTGGAACTAAAAAATAATTTTTTAGTGACTACCAAGGGGTTATTAAACTAACAACTAACAAACTAAGGAGTAACAACCATGGCTAATCAAAGTGGTAACTTTGGCTTGAGACCGTCTAGAATGTTAGGAGGAACACCGTTTAATAACTCGCAAAACAGATACAGAATATTGAAGAACTACGGTACTGCAATATTCCAAGGTGACTTAGTTAAAGCAGTCTCTAACGGAACAATCGAAAGAGCTGGTGCAACTGATAACCCTGTTGTTGGAGTTTTTAATGGAGTCTTCTATACAGATCCGACTTCTCAAAAGCCTACGTTCAAAAATCATTATCCAGGCACAATAAGTGCTAATGATATTATTGCGAACGTTATTGACGATCCAAATGTGGTTTATGAAATTAAATCAGATGGCAGTTTTGCAACTGGACATTTGTTTGCAAACTACAAGATCGTTGCAACAGCTGGCGACACTAACTCAGGACAATCTAGAGAAGCTTTAGATGAAACAAGTGCAGACTCTTCGTCTACATTTGTTTTACAGGCAATTGATATTTCTCAAGATCCTGAAAATAGTGATCAAACAACATCAAACGTAAACGTACTCGTTAGAATCAATGCTCACCAATACAAAGGTGGAGTAGTTGGTTTAACGGCATAATAAGGAGTAAATAACTATGGCTATATCACGAGCACAACTAGTTAAAGAACTAGAGCCAGGTTTGAATGCCTTATTCGGCCTGGAGTATGATAGATACGAAAATGAACACGCAGAAATCTTTACTACAGAATCTTCTGACAGAGCTTTCGAAGAGGAAGTTATGTTATCAGGCTTCGGTGGTGCACCAACTAAAACAGAAGGTGCTGCTGTAACATTTGACGATGCAAAAGAAAGTTTCACTGCAAGATATACGCATGAAACAATCGCTTTAGCATTTGCTGTTACAGAAGAAGCAGTTGAAGATAACTTGTACGACAGATTAGCTGCTCGTTACACTAGAGCATTGGCAAGATCAATGGCTAACACTAAACAAGTGAAAGCTGCAGCTGTTCTTAACAATGGTTTCGACACTGCTAATGGTGGTGACGGACAACCTCTATTATCTAATGCACACCCACTTGTAAGTGGTGGTACATTTAGAAACGAGTTAGCAACTGCTGCCGATCTATCTGAAACATCATTAGAACAGTCGTTAATTGACATTGCGGCTTTCGTTGATGAAAGAGGAATGAAAATCGCTACTCAAGGTAGAAAGTTGATAATTCCAAAAGAATTACAATTTACTGCTGAGAGAATCTTAAAGTCACCTTTAAGAGTCGGTACTGCTGATAACGACATCAATGCGATGCAGAACATGGGAATGATTCCAGAAGGTTACAGAATCAACCATTTCTTAGCTGACACTGATGCGTTCTTCATCATGACTGATGCACCTAATGGTCTAAAACATTTTGTTAGAGCACCATTAAGAACTGCAATGGAAGGTGATTTTGATACTGGCAACATGAGATTTAAAGCTAGAGAAAGATACAGCTTCGGCTTCTCTGACCCTAGAGGAATCTTTGGTTCACCAGGCGCAGCGTAATTTTTAATTACCTAATAATTTAAAAGGGGCGGAGTTTACTCTGCCCCTTTTTTTATATATACTTAAAAGACCTAGAAAAATTTATTATGTAGACTGACTAGGCAGACGGTATAGAGACTACATAACGAATGCTATACAAAGGAGAAAATTATGGCAAATACTACGTTTAACGGACCAGTACGATCGGAAAATGGTTTTATTGGTGCTTCAAAAAATGCAACTACAGGTGCTTTCACAAATTATTTTGAAATTACTAGTTCAGGACTTTATGTTGGAACAAAACTTCAAGGTCAAGATATAGTTGCAACTGCAAAAGTAAATGCAACTGCTGGAACTAATGAAGTTACATTTGCACAACCAGCAAGATCAATTATTACAAGTATTCAACTTGTATGTACATCTTCGCCGACTGTTGCTTCAGGTGACATTGGATATAAAGTTGGTACTGCAACTGGTGGTGCTCAATTAGTGACTGCGGACACTGATGGACTACTAGATGGTGGAACAACTATTGTTGAAGGTGCTCATTATAGCTTTACTCTAAATGATACGACTGTTGGTGCAACAGCACCTCTGTCTCCAAGAGTAAATACTTCAATTAATTCAACTAGAGATATATTCTTACAGATTACTAATACTACAACTGCATCTGTTCAAGGATTATTTACTTGGGTCATTGCGTATAAAATATACGGTTAATAAATTTATGGCTCTCTTCGGAGAGCCATTATTAAGGAGCACAAATGAGTTATAAAAGTGATATACAAGCTACTAGATCTACAGCAGCAGCGGGAGCTTCTGCGATCATTGCTCCTCCTGTAAGGTTAAGAGGAATTATTATTGCATCAGATGGTACAGGAGCAGGATTACTAGAGTTGACTACTACATCCAACACAGGAGACACTCTTTTTATAGGAGATGTACCTAGTGGAGATGTAATTAACTTTTCTTTTCCTGAAGACGGTATAGTTTTTCCAAAAGGAATTTTTTGTAAAACTAAAACTAAAGTAACAGCTTATACTTTACTTACAGATAAATATTCAGGTAAAGGTTTAACTGTCTAGGAGTTTAATGAATAGAGTAGGCATACAATCAAAAGGTACAAGTCCAATCTTGTTAAAAGATGGTGGTATGCCTTCTCGAAGAAAAAGTGAAGGGAACTATCGTTCTACTAAATCTGGTGCGGGCATGACACAAAAAGGTGTCATGGCTTACAGAAGAAAAAATCCAGGTTCAAAATTAAAGACTGCAGTAACTGGAAAAGTTAAACCAGGATCAAAAGCTGCAAAAAGAAGAAAATCTTATTGTGCAAGATCTCTTGGACAATTAAAAAGAGCTAGTGCAAAAACTAGAAATGATCCTAATTCAAGAATTAGACAAGCGAGAAGGAGATGGAAATGTTAGATCAACTTAAAGAAATTTGGAGAAGAATTAATGCAAGAATAATAGCCACCCCTAATGAAATGCATGGGATTATTTTATTGTTGATTTTAATAACACTAATATTAAAATAATATATGAATGGCTTATCTAAATGCAAATATACCACCCATATATTGTAAAGTAAGAAAGGAGTACCTTTATGATCTTAAAGAACATCATGGAGAAAGTGAAGAATGCGTGGTCTTTGGTATCACATCCATTACAGGTCGTGCAATCTTATTTAATATCATGTTACCAAATGGTGCATGCTTTTGGCGTTTGCCTATCGCAGCGTTTTTCCAAAAATCGTATGATAGAGCCGATGTGCCGAATATGCAGACGCACGAATTGGAATTGTGGAACTGTTTCAGTTACTATCCTAGTGTCCATTGCTTTGATTGGTTGGATGGTTTAAAAGGTAAATTTCTAGGTCTAGATAAAAAATTCTATCATGGAGAATATTTATTTACGATTGATTGGGGTCACCCAGAAAACAATATTCTTAATACAGAACATTCTGAAATACCTCAAGAACATAAGTGTGCGCATATATTGGCTCTTGCTAACGGGAATTATGCAGCTCAGCCTAATAATCGTATTCTGTGGCACGTTAATAGTTATACTACTGATAACAGCTGGCCAGACTATAAAGTTCAAACCACCGTTTGGGATGCAGAAAATAATGATATGGTTACAGAAGATTCGGACAAAATGTTTTACGCGATGGAAGAAAAAATAAAAGCAGAGGATGATACATACGAATGATAGATAAGTGGATATATGGGTTTTTCAGTGCTCTAGACAAAATTGGTCTAATGGTCGATAATCTTTGTCAACGTATGACTAGGATAAATATGAACTATTATTTTACAGGTTTACTAATTATAATGTTAGTCATTCTAGCTTTTTGTGGAGGGCCCAGTGTCCAATAAACCACTTCAAATCGGAGAAGAGGCAAAAGTTCAAATGCCTATGAAGACGGTTGCTAGTTTGATAATTATCGTAGCACTCGGCACCATGGGCTATTTTCAAATTATAGAACGTCTTAACGTTGCGGATACTAGACTTCAATTAATGGAAAAAGATCTCGAAGAAAATACAGAGTTTAGAATAAAGTGGCCACGTGGACAACTTGGTTCATTGCCCGCAGATTCTGAGCAGTACATGATGATCGAGGATTTGTACAAGACTACGGACAAGTTACAAACACACATAGAAAGCATGGCGCTAAACAAAGTAAATATAGAATTTTTAAGAAAACAGATGGATAAAGTTTTAGAAGATATAGAAAAATTAAAAGATTCAAACAGGGATATGAAATACAATGGCAACGGGACGAGTCACTAAAAAAGTGTTAGATCACATAGCACAAATAAACAAAGAGAATAAGGCTATGAGTTTAGCTAAAGAATTAAAAAAAGAAGTAGAAACTGGCAAGCATGGTACGCAAAAGTATGTTGTTAAAGAAGGTGAAAACAAAGGTAAGGTATTATGATTGAGTCTATAGTGGCCCTTTTGATGTTTGTAAACGGAGAGATCAAGGAACACTTGGTGCAAAAAAACATGGCACATTGCCTTCGCGG